TACTACAGGTACAGGTTCATCACAACCAGAAGGAATCGTAACAGGTTCTGCTCTTGGTGTTACTGCTGCTTCTGCAAGTGCAGTTACTTTAAATGAACTTTTAGATTTATATCACTCTGTAGATCCAGCATATAGAGCTGCTCCAGGAGCTGCTTGGATGATGAATGATTCAACATTAAAGGCGTTAAAGAAATTATCTACTGGTGCTGCTAACGATCCAGTATTCTTCACTCCTGGTATTAATGTTGGTGATGCTGACCAAATGTTAGGTAAACCAATTTACATCAACCAAGATATGGCTTCAATAGCAACTGGTGAGAAGACTATATTATTTGGTGATATGAAGAAGTTTAAAATCAGAGATGTACTTGGATATCAAATGATGAGACTTAATGAAAGATATGCTGACTATTTACAAGTTGGTTTCATTGGGTTTATGCGTTGTGATTCTGGTCTATTAGACGCAGGTACTAATCCTGTTAAGCATTTAATCCAAGCATAATAATTGATTAGGATTAAATTTATAAAAGCTATAAGAAGCCTTGGGTATAAACTTGGAGAAGAGATTATACTCAGGGCTGACATAGCAAAAGAATATATAGAAATGGGTATTGCTAAAAAAATTAAAAAAGATGAATGATATAAATTACAGATTAAAAATTACGAGTAATTCAGATGCTGAATATCTTTTGCAATTACCCTTAGCGGATGTTAAAGCTCATTTAAGGGTAAGTTGGACATCTGAAGATAGTTACATCACAACTTTAATAAGGTCTGCATACAACATCGCTGAAGGCTATACTAATTTAAGTTTAATACCAAAGACACATGAAATGTTTTTGGATAGATTCCCAAATTCTTATGATGGTTCAAAAGAAGATGAATGGTTAGATTTAGTAAATTCATGTGGAGGTTTAAGTATTACA